CAGAGCCTTGAGCAACACCAATGAACGAAACGCATCCTCGTCATCCAGGAACGTACCGAGAGCCGTAATGAGCGACTGCGGGATGCCGACAATGCGAGACCAGACGGCAAGTCCGAAAATATTGGCCGTATCCACATTGAAGATGGCGTTGTAGAAACCGTCAATATCGGCATGAGGGTCGATATTCGCATTCATCCCATTTACTAGAGAGAGAATGCGCGGGCTGTTGCCATATTGACTAATGATCGTCTGTTCGAGATTCTTCATACAAAGGTCACCGTGATATTTCCAGCAGCAATGCTGGGAGTCTGATCAATGCCCACCTGAGCTTGATATCCAGATGGTGACGGGGATGTCCCGACCAGAACCCCCAGCAGCGTGACGAAACTTCCAATATTTGAGACCACGGCATAATACTGAGCTGCAATTACACTTCCGCCGATACGCGCCCTTGCGTTTCCGTTCTGACCTTGAAATTGAGCGATTATGGCGGCCTGTACAAGCGCGGTTAGGTTGCTCGGAAGATTGGCGGAGTTGACGATTTGAACCGAAAAATAGATCGGCAATCCTACGGGGCGAATGAAGCTCACCTGATACTGTGGCTGTGGGACGCTGTAAGTCGTATCTGCCACCGTGACGGTCGATACGGTACCCATCCCAGGGACTGGCGACTGTCCGACGGGGAATGCAGCATAGTCGCAGCCATCGTCCTTCTTCCCCCAGATGGCCGCCGCAACCTGAGCGTCGATGCCGCCCACCACTGCGACATAAATGGAGTGAGGCGCGAGCGGATAGTTGCTCGCATTGGCAGTCCCGCCAGGCAGCGGATTACCTGATTGCTCAAGGCCGCTCGGGTTGTCTAGTACGTAGCAATCGAGAACGTTGTCAATCTCAAAGACGTTGGCATAGATGGCCTGATTAGTCCCGCGCCCATTGATGGCGACCGAGTTCTGCCGGCGGAACTCAAAGTCTGCCCGACTCTCGACCACGTTCCCAAGGATACCGTCCGATGGGTTGGTGATTGTATCCCAACCGTTGATTTGCTGAAATACGCGAGTGAGAGTGCCGGCAGGACAGGCGACGGCCCCAGCTACCTGATTTTGCCACTGGCTGACCACCGTACCGCCCGCGCCGATGGTCACGCCGGTCAACAGGATGTAGCTATTGCCGCTTGTGTCCTGCGCCAGCGTGCCTGCTGGGATTGGGGTACTTGCGATACCTCCGAGCGTGCAAGTGACCGCCGTGGCCTGCGCAGGCTTGCGTGTGAGGAAGTATATGCGAGCGAGCCCATCCTGAAAGCGGCCGCTGGCGTATTGAGGGTCGAACTGATTGGCAAGAAAGAGAATCTGCGAGTCTTTGTCCGCAATGACAGCAGCCTCGCTGCTAGCCACCTGCCCCTGTGGAGTTGTCAGCCCCGGACCAAGCACGCCGCCAAAGGCGGAGTTGATATCAGCCTGCGTCCCGGCTAGAACGTCAGCTTCTTGAGGGACGATGACACCTTGATCGGTGAATTGTATTTGCGGCACGCTGGACATTAGAAGCTCACCACCGAAGAGACGTTGTTGGTATCGACCACGTATACGTTACCTGTCACTTGCCGATCTGTGTATCCGCTGATGACCGTTTGAGCCGTACTCACTCCCGGTACAGTCAAGGCCTCCGCATTCATCATTTCGACAATCAGTGAAGCTGGCGGCAACTTACCGAGAATTTGAGTCCAGTATGGTATCCCTTGAGTCGTATCGTAATACACTTCGCTAGCGAACGTGCGAATGGCGCTGGCCACATCCTGAGCGACAGCGAGCGGCGGCGCAGCCACTGCGATATTGCCGTTGTTGTCCACGGTCAGATCCCAGGTGTTGACATCCAAAAGAAGCGTGCTGTATGGCTGTATGCTCACGGTATCGGCGGCGTTGTCGGTTCGGGCGGTGTTCCAAAATCATGAATGTGGGTAGCCAAGCTGATTGAATCTGGCCCGGCCAGAACGTCAGTCTCCGCTACGATTGTACCGTTAGTTCGGACCACTACGCCCATCAAGTTGATTAAGGGCGCTTGGATGGTAATCGCGATGGGCGATACGATGTTGATCCCCTCGGGGCTGAATTGGATGTACTGACTCGGAGCTGATTGACTTAAACCTAGACCGATGTACATGGCGTCCGAAAAGCTGTAGTACCGGTCAGAACCCGGATTGGCCTGAGCTTGTGTGCTAATTACCTTGGAAATATCCCGGCTAGCGAATAGGCAGAACCCTATGTCACCCGGCGCTGGATCGAGAATGATACCGTTGCCGGCGGCGCTCTGTATGCGCAAATAAGGGACGTTGGAAATTATGGTGTGTGGAGTGCTATTTCCGGCCCCATCCACCTGATTAACCTGTGGCTGCACATTCACGGTTCCGATGGGCGACAGACCTCCGCTGTTGGTGCATGAGATCACCCTCACCAGAGTCGCGGTCTGAATTTTGAGTATCAACTGCTCAATCAGAAAATGCAATTGATTGTAGCGCCCATAGGTGGTGAATGGGCTGAATAGACCTGGTGGTATGTTACTCATGATGACAACGCCAATCCGGTTTTGGAACCGCGAATATCCATCAACCACGATCCGTTAGGTTTCGCGCTCTCTAGCTTGAGGCTGAGACTGGTGACGATCCAAGGCCCTTCCGCACGCGGCGTCTCGGGGCTAAGGATCTGCACGCTTCCGCCGAAGGTCACGGAAGGACTGAATAGCATTTGAAACTTCACCCCCACCCCGTCGAAGGTAGGGTAGCCTTTGAGTCCGGATGTTTGGGATATGATCGGGACGAACTTAATGCGAGGTTGATTAACTGGGGTGATGGCGATGATGGTGTTATCGACATAAAGCCAGATGTTGTTATCACGGGCGATATCCTTCAATTGCTCAAGGCCAGTGTTGGCATAATACGGGTTTTTGATGGGAGTAAACGGGACTCCGTTATTTTCAAAAGTGTAGACAGGTTGACCTGAATTGATACTGGCGTTGATTTTACCAATGACAATCTGCATCAGAGAGACGGCATCCGTGGGGCCGGAGAAGGCCGTAGGGGTAATGGGCTGCAAGGCGCTGAAGTAGGCCGCCTGAGCTCGGATACTGAGATATACATCCGGCATGTTGTCGTAGTTGGCCCAGGCGTTGACGATGTTGCCGACGAAGACGAGAGTGGTCTGATCGCCGTCTACGGCGAATATTTGAACCGTATTGGGAATGAATGCGAGCGGCTGCCACTGTATTGTGGTTAAGGAATTCATTTCACTTTGCTTGACTCCGAATATGGAAGCTCGCAAAGTACCCATCATCGCCCCGCCGGCCTTGTCGATATCGACGACTGCGCGAAATCCCTGAAGCGTGACTGTATTGCCCGAAGACGACGAACCGAAGTTCCCCGTCCCGAGAGTGAACACAAACTTCAAATCTTTCGAATTGTCGAAGGATAGGGTCATTTGCAGTAAAGAACCCCCTGTGGAAATACCTGCCTTAAAGTCGCCCGTTCACTGGGGCCGTGCATCGGAGCTTCTTCCATCAGATCTCCGTTGGGAAAGTACCGCCGGGGCGCGAAGCTCAAATGAGGGAACTCCGCAGGGCATGAGAAATTGACCTGACGACCGTCCGCCGAAGTGACGACTATCCCCTTGGAGGTGGTCACGATTTTGATCGGATAGCAGGCTTCCTTGTGATTGTTGGAAACTCCACATTGAATAGCGGGAGCGGTGGCGACTGGCGCGGCGATGGGCTTTGAGCATCCTTCGATAACAAAGGCCATCGCGATAATAGTTTCGATACATGAGATTTTTTTCATATCAATTGAATTGCTTGCAGGTCATCGTGCCCGATGTTAGAAGTGCGCTGTACCACTGGCAAAGTTCCAAATGGCCGATTGCATTTGGATGCAAACCGTCCAAGCTGCTTATTGACGTGAACGATTGGGCTGTGAAGCTTAGGGTAACTCCGGTTTCGGGTCCGCTAGCCGTTGTCGGTACGGTTGTTCCGGTGGCATAATTGCGGCCAGGCTGGCCGCCGATTACAGTAGCGACTGCCGCTCCCGAGCAAGTGTTGACCAGGAAGTATCCACCATAGGAACCCGCCTGTGTTGGGATGATCTTGTCACCTACATTACAGCCCCCGGTTCCGCCGCTTACCACCGTAGCAGTTGCAGGGAGAACTAGGCTTAAGTCTGGCGGATAGTAAGTGTAGGCACCGACCGTCACCCCCGGTGCGCCCGGTCCATCTTCGAGATACGTGCATGTGCCGAGCGTCAAGCAAAGATCCTGTACCATGATGCGCCACTGAGTACGAGAAGAGGCTCCTGATATTACCGTTCCGGCGGCAACCGCCGTAGATGTCCATACGCCTCCGACAAGGGTCATAGCCGTCAACGCCGTAGTGGTTGTATAGCTATCTCCGGTACATGCGTCCGTGCCGGTCTCAGTATATCCCCCGTTGTTAAGGATGGCTGGTATA